TTACAGTCGTTCTCACCCCAGGAGCAACACCAGCGGTTAGACTTACAGACCCCATCCTTGAGGTTATTTCTGCCGACCTAGCCGTCGCCTCTGCAAGAATGTCTTCATGGTTGGCTCGGTCGTTTCTGCCCAGCATATTTAGATCAGTAGGTATCGGGATGTCTCCTGATTCCCAATTTTCTTTCGGTGTTGAATAATCAGACATCTTAAACCTTCCTTATCTGCGCTCGCGCGCTGAATATCCCGTCATAGGTGAAGTCCTGCGTAACTATCACACCGTCTTCCCCGTCAACCGTCACCTTGTCTCCTAGCTCAAGCGTAGGGTCTCCACGCCATTCTTTCACTACATCCCGCGCTTCCTGCGCCGTTGACGCTATGATGGCTTCCGCGATTTCCTCTGCTAGCGTGGCTGATTGTATCAATTTATTATCCATTATCGAAAGAGTTTTGTCACCGTTGCGCCGGATACTCCCGCCGTCTGTTTTCTCGACGAGCTGCGCCCCGACTACTACAAGAGGCTTCCCGGTAATCGATAATGCGGTAATGCTCTGCCCGTTAGCGCTTCCAGTTACAACAAGGTGCGCCCCCGTAGAATAATGCGTTTCAGTCGAGATAGTAGCACCCGCCGGGCTACTAGTAATCGAGGCAACTCCATCGACCACAGCATCCCAATCTGTATATTTCACATCAAAGGTTTTCGTCTCTCCGTTATTTATTATGGTTGTCCCATTCATGGCCCATACTGTTTGACTCGCGTCCTCAGCATATGGGAAAGTCTGTATCTGTATCCTATTCTTAACGGTAGATACCGGAGAGGTTGACTTGTAAGTCTTGCTTTTCGTAATCGTCGCAACGGAAGGCAAGGACGTTTCGCGCTGTAGGTAGTTCCCGGCCTCGACGCGGACAATGCCATAGCGATCCTGGTACGCGACTCCGCCCGCCGCTTCGGCAACTAAGCCAATGGCTTCTCGGTGGCTCATAACGTCAACCCATCCATACGGGATGAGATATTTTGTCAACTCGGTATCGATATTCCAAGCGACATTCGCAGAGGCCAAGCCATCGGCAAGTATCTGCGTTGCTATGGTATAGAGCGAGGTAGACTGCTCAATAAGCCAGATGATCGAATTAACAGTCGGATTCGTCGCGCCGCTTATTGTGCAGAATATGAGTTTAACATAGAGATTCGTAGCCCCGCTTGTAGTCGAAGTGAATACCAGCGGATTGGCAATACCGTTCGTCAATTGTGTCATGGTCAATGCAGTCTCACCGGCCCATATTTCTACCCATGATCCAGGCGGGCAATCGCAGGAAAGCGTAGGGGTAACGATAACGGTAGTGCCAGCTTCGTAGGTAAAGGAATACGAGTTAGCCCAGGTCGCGGAGTATGCGATATCCTCGTAGAGGTTTGTGCCGTACAGCCCTTGACCGTAAATCATAGTATCATCCTGAGTGAGTTCCCTGACGTTACCACGCCCGTGAGTGTACCGCCATTCCACTCTGCCGCCGTGTCTATCGTGTAAATCGTAGGCGCGGGGGCATCTATGATCTGATTCGTCTTGTACTCAGATTCCCCAAGCCGGGCCATGTTATCAAGCCCCGTCACGGTTACGTCAAGCGCCATCGTATCAATATCCCAGGCCTTGGCGTAGAAGACCCCGAGCGATACCCAATCCGTCCCATCTCCGATTTCAGGCGTGATACCGTTGCCTTCTCGGATTACACCGTAGAGCTTAGACGCGGTATTATCGTGGTCGAAAAGCCTATCGCGATTAAAGAGCTTGACGACGCATTGTCCGCTGGCCGTCTGCCCGAGCGGTATCCCGTCTTCGGGAAGCTCCCTGTTTTCGGTAACATTGATGCTAAATATATCCGAGCCGAGATAGAGATCAGAAATAGACGTGAACATTTCGGCAACCTTGGCTTGACGCCCCGCCGCTGACCACTTGTAGATAAACAGCGTGAGTTGGACAACCTCATTTTGTGCCGTGATATCTTTAACATACTTCAAACCCGAGTTTCCGGTAACGCTTTCGGTGTAGAGAACGGCCCCGGTATCGTCATAGAGGACTACGTCAAAATCAACAGCGTATTCCATTCGCGCGTTGTCAAACGATATGCGGATATTTTGTATCGTGCGCGGGAGGAAATTAACCGATACTTGTGGAACGTGGAGCGTTGAGCCATAGACATTTTGACCATATACGCCTTGCCCGTAGAGGCGAGAAGTCCTAGCCGAGAACGTAGCATCGGGAAGCGAAAGCTCTTGGCCCCACCAACCAATTTCATACCTTGCTTTTTCGGCCTCCGTCTCGGGCGCGAGTGCGCTTGTACCAAGTATCCACGATCCATCAAGGCTAATCCACGGCGCAGTTACGTCTTCCTTTCCGTTGTAAACCTGCTCGAGGTACGTATGGGCCTGGGTCGTTCCTGCCCAAGCAACGATAGTATTATCTATGTTCGCATCAGAGTAATCTATGCGGACGCGGGCCTGTAGGTGTCTGCCCCTGAGTTTTTCTATTTCTGTTTTCAGCGCGACAGGTACGGTAATCATACTTCCTCTAGGCTCATGGAGAAGCCAGAAAACGCATAGTTGCCCGATGCGATCTCGCGTAATGTAGTCTCAGAGATTGACAGTCTGCAAGTATAGGTTGACGTAGAAAGATCGGCGTTCGTCTCGATAAAGGTAACGTCATCGCCCGCAAGGTACAGCTCGACAAGATCCGCCATAAATAAACCGTCAAGCGGATTGCCCCAAGAAAAAGCAAACTTGTGCTTGATTGAGCGGAAGTCAGACACAAGGGTATTATCAACCGTCCGGGCCTTCTGCTCGAATTGGATAAATCCGGGCTGATATTTTAGGTCGCCGTTATCGGGCAAGAGGATCGTATCAATCTGTAAATCGCCTTTCGCCATATTATCCCCGCCTCATCTTTTCAATCCCGCCCAGGCTATTCAACTTCCTGCCTAGTTCCCGATAGCTCGAGTCGTCTCCGACAAAAGTCCCGATATGGATATGGACTCCTCCGCTTTCCATTTGTTGCGCCGGAGTTTCAACCGTTACTCGCTCGCCGGAGGACAGCATGGCCGCAGGCATTGCAAAGGTATCATTAGCGAACCCAGGCGGCACGTAGAACTGGCCACCTTGCGCAAGAGCGGGAATAGGAATTGAATTGACCGAGGTTTTCAGGTTAGAATACAGAGAACGAACCTCGGTTTTCTTATCCTGATTGAACCATCCAAGATCCGCTATTGCCTTCTCTTCGGCTATGGCGATCTTCGCTAGTTCAATATCGCGCTCCCATATTGCCCGGTCATGCTCGAGTTGACGCCTTTGTTTCTCAGCTGCCGCATTCGCCTCGTCGCGCTTGCGCTGGTACTCTTCCTGTATTGACGCCTTTTGGATTTGCTTCTCAAGCTCGGCCTTTGCCGTCTCGTCAGTCTCTGCGGCAAGCTGTTCTTGGAGCGTTTCCACTTCCGTCTTTTCGCGGAAGCCAGCCGCCTCAAGCGCCGCCTTCTCCTCTGCGTCAATCGTCGCAAGCGTAGCCTTCAGTTCAGTGTCAAGCAGTTTTAGCTTGTTATCAAGTATCGAAATATTGACATTGTTTACCGTATCGGCAAAGTCAAGCTGTAGGTTTTTCTCGTAGTCTATCCAGTCTCCGATTATGTCAATAACACCGGATATAGTAGAGGTAATCCCCGCCGTCATTATGTCGCCGGATGCCGCCGCCATAGTAGAGACGGAATCAAGGATCGAGGTCGTCATCTCATCCCATCCGTCTTCCACGGATGTCTGCATGGCATCGGACACGGCTTTAGCGATAGAGATATACTGTTTCGCCGCAGCGAATGTATCCTGCAAGGCTTTTTCTTTATCGGCCTTTTCCTTCTCGCGCTCCTCGAATCCCTTATCAGCGGCTTCCCTGCCAAGCCGTTTCAACTCTTCGTTGTATTGGATGTCCGCTTCCCGGCGCTTGATCCGTTCGGCCTCTATCTCGTCCTCGTCCTTTTTCTGGATTTGGAAAAGTTGCTTGCGGAGAGCCGCGATAGCACGAAGACGGGTATTTTCATCCGCGGTTGATGTGGTCTTGAAAGCTTCAAGCTCGGCGATCTGCGCTTGGAGTTTGATAATCTCTGGTGTATTATTTTCAATAGCAGAACGTGCCGCATCCATCGCGGCCTTGTATTTCTTTACGGCGTCCGTTTCATCTTCAATAAGAGGTATTGTCGTGCCGCCCTTTAGATCGTCTGCTTTTTTTTCTGCTTCGAGTTTGTCTTCGAGCACTTTTAACTGTTTTTTGGCGGCATCTAGTTCGTTCTTCGCCATGTCAACGTTTACTCTGGAGGCCTTTCCCATACGCCCCATGGCCTGTTTATAGCCTTCTTCTGCCCTCGCGTAAGACTCTTCCAGTATTTTCATTTGCCCATTAAGCGACGCGATCTGCTGTTCTATGGGTTTGGTAGAAGTTCCCTTTAGCGCTCTTTCGTATTCTTGGTGTGCTTTTACCGATTTTGCTATTTCAACGCCAAGCAGAACGAAGGCCGCCACTGCCATGGTTATCCATCCAGCCGGTCCAGAAGCCGCAGTCATGATGAGCTTGAAGGTGGCAAAGGCCTTGATAGCTCCACCCACCGCAACAAGCATCGGGCCAATAGCCGCAGTTATTGCCATCGTGGCAAGGATCGCGCGTTTCTGCGCATCGCTCATGCCCGAGAACTGCTTAACGATTCCCGAGACACCCTTTACCGCTTCGGTAAGTATCGGAAGCAACTGCATGCCAAACTCTTCGGCAAGGTCGCCTATTTGGTTTTTGAGAATAGCCGCTTGGCCGGCGAAACTCTTGGCCTCAGCCGCCGCCGCGCCCTGGTACTTGGCAAGCCCACGGAGAACCTGCGCCATCTTTTCAGACTTTGAAGCCCCGGCATCAACCTCAATCCCGTATCTACCGAGCGCATTGGTATCGCTTCCGATTGTCTTTCCGACGAGAGACGCGGCACTCTGCAAGTCCATATCGAGTGCCGATGCTAGATTCTGGATCGACGGCATAAGCGCCTTCAGCCCTTCCTCATTAAGCGCGGTCATTTGTTCGAGAAGCGTGAAGGCCGATACGGTAGCTTCGTCGTCATACTTTGAAACAAGTTGAAGTTGTGAAGCGTATTCTTTCAGATTGTCGGCGGATACCTTTCCGGTATTGCCAGCCGCTTCTATTGCGTTTTCGAGTAGTTTTGTAGTCTTCTCGGCCTCAGTCGCCGCAAGTACCATCGCGGTACCCATCGCAACGATAGGGACGGTTAGGCCAAGGGTGAGCTTTTTGCCGGTGGAGATGAAAGAGTCTCCGAGTGCGTTTAGCCTTTTTTCTGAGTTCTTGAGTGACTTTAAAAGATCAGCCTCGTCGGCTATCAGCTTGTAAACGAGGGATTGAATTATTCTGTCTGCCATCTAACTCCCTCGCTTCATATCGCCTATGGCCTTCCGTAAATCGGTCGCCAACGTATCCTTCTTATTGTAAAGCCAGTCATTCAGCTTTACTTTTGCGTTCTTCCCGAATTGCCGTTCGTCTGTTTTATATCGATATATGTAATCAATCGCATCGCTGATTTCATTCCAGGTCATTTCCCGGTATATGTAATCCGGGGTCATGTATGCCCATGCTTCGCCGAGCATCAAGCACATTCTGAAAACGTCTAACTCTCCTCTAGTTTTTTTTTAGGCGCTTTCTCTTCAACGTCCTTATTCATACATTGGATAATAAACCACTCCATGAACTGATAGTCCGCGTTCTCTTCCCAGAACTTCTCGTCAAACTTATAGCCGTTTTTGTCAAGGAGAATAGTCAAAATGTTTTGGATGCGCTCGGCCTTTCCTTTGGCGTACCCCTCTATTAGATTTGTCATTTTCTCATAATTAACCTCAAGCCCTTCCACGTTGTTTCCCATGGCAAGTTTTTTACTTTCCTCGTTTAGGGCATATACGCTTTTTGCATACTCACCGCTAAAGATATTGTATTCCCCGTAAAGCTCTCGTATCTGCATCGTGAGACGCGAGATATCGAAAGACTGATCGCCTACTTCAATCGTCACCGTATTTGCATAATCTTTATAGTTTACGATCTTCTTCTCTTTCACGCTTTCCTCCTGGTAAAGAAGGGCCGGGTTATTTCACCCGGCCCCAATCATTACTAGATGCCAGCAACGCCCCACGTATCGGTGATCTTAAAGAGTTGATCTTTGTCAGATCGGGTAGTGTCCACCTTTGCGGTAAGCTCGAGCGACATGGTAACGGGGTTGTCATCGTCAGAGCGCGGAAAGCTCCAAACCATTCCGCCATCATTGGTAACGGAGTACAACTCGAAACTTACCTTCGTATTGTAAATCTTGAGCGCGCGCGGAACCATCTCGATTGACTTTGATCCGACAGAATGCGTGATCGACACGCTGGGAGTGTAGGTATACGCGAGCACGAAGTTGGCGGTCTTGGCAGTCTGATCCGTGTCAATAATAACCACGCCCCAAATGCCCGAACCATCGCCGGATTCGGTCACGAAATAGTCAGTCCCGGCAACCGGAGTTCCGCCCGTATTTGTAGCAGAAATCGAAGTAGGGACAGTGCCATCCCCGCTCTGATGTTCAAACGGATAGAAGGTGTTAAAGTCCCAGGCGTTCGCGACAAGGGTTTCTCCGGTAATAGGGACTGGATCGCCAGCAACCGGCGTAACAGTAGAAATACCGCCAAGCAGTTTTGCCAAATTGTTCTGCTCAAGCTGGATGAGGGAAATACTGATTTTCGCAATCATGTTCTTGATCGCAGAATATACCGGCGTCCCTACGGACGAAGTAATGTCAATTTTATCATAAGACAGCGCAACCTCGCCGCCTTCCATAGTAAGTCCAAGGTCAGTCCATCCACCGCCCCCGGCCGTCGTCTCGATAGCTACGCTATAGCCCTCGGGAATCTGTACAGCGCCTTCCATTTAGTACCCGCCTATATTGGTTCCCCGGATCGAGAATTGGAACCGGAGGAACTGGCCAAACAGAGTCGGGTCCGCTTCGGGCAACGCCCCGGAATCGATCAATTTCGACCAGGTAATTTCCACATTGCCGCCAGTGATAGCGACAAAGCCAGTAAACCGTAGGAACTCCGCTCGAATTATTTCCTTCATCGCGAGAGCATCCCATTTATCCAACGCCCAGCATGAAAACTGGATAGTGAGTTTTTCAAAGTCTATTTTGTGATTCGTAATCTCGGAAACATCGAAGTAATGAACTTGCGGCCACGTCCCTTCAATCGGCCCTCGCGCATAAGCTATGTTTGTACCAACAATATTTGTTAGCGCTGTCAAGGCAAAAAGCTTCGTATGCACCGCATATAACCCATGTTCCATGCTCATACGCGAAGCTCCGTTTCGGCAAGCCTGTCAATTCCCGGTTTAGCCGCATCAAATCCAGGTTGCGCGAATGGTTGTGCTTCCATTCCGTGAGTTCGGAAGAATTGGTCCGTCTCCTCATCGTAGTACGTCCATGGAGTTTTTCGACCATCGCCCTTGACCGCGTGGATGCCAGTACCGTACTCCAAGTAAAGCGGAACTTTTGAATCGGTAGCGCATCCTGTCTCGCTCTCAGCCCCCGTATCGGTCGCGAAGGCATCGGACTGTATCGAGTTGATCGTCTTGCCACTTCTCCATGCGCACCGGGCTACCATTTCCGTCCTGATATGCTGGCCTCCCTGCGCGACGAAAGACAATTGCTTCCGGTGCAGATCGGCGAGAAAGTCCTTCGTCATGTCGGTCTTAGTTATTTTTACTTTCATTGGCTTTGCTCCGCTTTCGTGTCTACGAAGTCAACCGGCACCGCGTGCGCGCGCGAGGGAACCGCGATGACCTTATACGCCATCGAGTCGAAATAAATCTTGTCATTGTAGGCAAAGGATACCATGCGCGGGAAGTAGAAAAATCTCCGCTCGCGCCCCGTGGTATCACGCCCAGCCCGTACCTGCTCCGCTGGCGTAATGTCGCGCCAATTACAGAGGAAAGACCGCTCAAGCGTCCAGGACTCTTTCGACCCAGGAATCGATGGAGTAGCCGGAGTCCGTTTGTGCTTGTAGGCGGTCTTGTCTAACTGGTTCACATCACCCTCTGGTATCGATCTATCGTCCCGACTATCGAGCGCGGATATCCGTGTATCTTGTCATCGTGAGTAACAGAGCGATCAGACAGGCTTTCAGACTTCTCGCCGCGCCCCTGGTACTGCCCATAGTTCAAGAGATAGCAAACCATTTCAGCTGCGACATCTTCGGCGCTATCAGGGTACACCGTTACCGGCACCGTATCATCAGACATCTCAAAAGGGATACCACGGATGGCGAGATAATCCACCTCCGCGCGTGGTATTTTCAGGTTTATCCTAGCGTCATCGGCAGTCAAGAGTGTCCAGTTGTATGACAGGCTCGGGGCCGTCCCCGTGATAGAGGTAAGCTCCCAGGTCTTTCCGTAGTTCGCATCGGTAGAATCAGCGTTGATCAGGATGTCGCCAAGGACGCCAACCGTCGCCGTAGTAGGATCAGCCGTAGCGGTACGGGTGAAGAGATCAGCCATTACTTTGACGGCATACAGGGTAGTGATTGCCACGCTTACGCCTCGTCAAACTCGAAGACATAGGTTGCGCCGTTATTGTCGGCGACGGAAGTACAGATAAGACCATACTTCACGTTGGCCGCAAGTTTGACCTTAATGACAGTCTCGATTCCAGGAAGTGCGTATTCAGTTAAAACGGTAGTACCCGCGCTCTGTCCAGAGCTTCCGAGAACGTAGTCCTTTGCGAACACTGTCGCGGGCGTAGTCGTATCGGCCATGTCTCTGCCGCATGGCGTAATGGCCGTTCCCGCGCTCACGCTTCCACCGGTTCCGAGTACAACGGTTTTGTTTAACTTGATAACGGCTGCCGTCAGTGTTTTAACCTTAATGGTTAGCTGGCACTTTTTGCTTGCCGCCGTGGTAATCATGATCTGTTTCGGCCCGGCGATATCGAAATCTGGTGATGCCGTATAGTCATATACGATATATTCAGATCCATAATATGACTTTTCAAAAAGCTCGGTAAGTCTCGGTGTTGACATTTCGTTCCCCTTTGCAGCGCGTTAGCGTGTCTTTCTGCAAGGCGGGGCTTTTACACCCCGCCAGATAGTTACGCAGCTTTAATGGCCAGTCCGCCAGTCGCAGCCGGGACAGCTCCGTTAGAAACGTACATGACCGCGTTGGCTACAGAGTCCCAAACCGCATACCCATGCATGGTGCAAGCATCAAGCAGGATCTTACCAGAGGTCGGCTTGGTGCCGATGAACACAGAGGCAAGGTTCCCCATGGCGCCCTCGTCCCAATTAATGAAGCGACAGCGCACAAACTCAATCACGCGAGCAATCGAAATTGCCGAGTCGCTTATGATCGCGCCCTTAGTGGAAGTCTCAGACCAGCTGATAATATCGCAGTTCTCGAACTTGATACGCGCGGTAACAGCCGCCCCGCCGCCAGTGATCGTGCTATCGATAGCAATCTCTCCCGAAGTGCTTGCCTTCAAGACGGTATCAGTTCCGATCACGCAATCCTTAAACAGGCATTCAACGGCTTCGTCCATTCTAACGCTAGACTGCGTGGCGACAGCCCCAGGGGTTGCGTGTCCGGCTCCGACGATCTGACAACCGATAAACGCATTGCGAACCGCGCTTGTAAGCTTGAGTCCGCCAGTTGACCCAGCGTAGGAACCATAGTTACCGATAAGCAAATTGTAGAACGTGTTGTTTGCCCCGGTAACGTTCATGATATACGGGAGATATGAGGTAAGAACCGTCGAAACAGTATCCGTAGTAGCCTGGACATTCAGGGTTTCCGAAACGGTAAGCGTAAGAGCCGAGACAAGCGTTACGGTAAAGGTAGCGGCGTTATTGCTTCCCGAGTCAGTAATATATCCCTTCATCCCGACTTCCCATCCGTCGGTGATAAATGATCCAGTAGCCCGAACGATGGTATGCGCAGTCTGAGAGGTGACAGCCGCAGCCATTACCATATCGACGTTAGCGATACGAGCGCGCGCGCCTACGACAACGGGGGCGCACACACCGAAAACAGTAATTCCGTTCTTGGCCCAGGTCAGCGTCTGTTTCTGGTAAGAGGTAGTAGCCGCACTAGTAGCCCCGTAAGACAGGACGGCAATCCCGTCACCGTCGGAAGCCTTTCCGTAGGCGGTCTGCAAGTCTTTGACGGCAGTATCCACAGTCCGTCCGTCCGAAGTGTTAGCTCCGGCGGTAGGATCGACGAAATACCACCGACCACGAATAAACGGAAGGGAGCCCACTTCGGAAATAGTTTCAAGGGCGTTGCCCAATCCCTTCGATATAGCAGAAGATCCTTCAAACTTCATTTGTTTCTCCTTATAAGAAAACGGGGCTCGGGACTTGTCCTCCGCCCCTAATCGTTACGCCGACGTAGCCAGCCCGGTAATAGAACCGTGGTACATCTCGGGGCCGTGATCGAGTCCGAACATGGTGAACAGGAATCCGCCACGAGCGGCAGCAGTAATAGCGGTCGGCTGATAGAGAACATCGATACCATCAATCATATTGCTGGACGGGGCGACGTTCCCATCGGGGGTGTACTGAATCGGTACGAACACGGGAGCGATGACCGCCATTTCGGCAAGTACGATGCTCGAAGAAGTCACCTGGGGAGAGTACGCAACGCGGATGATACCGGCGCCGGGCACAAGGAACTGCTCAATGGCAACGCCGCCCATAGATCGATCCTGGGGAGCATAGCCATAGATGTCGGAAATCTGCTGCATCTGGAAAGCGTCGGCCCACATCATGACATTCTCAAAGGGGGCACCAGACGCGAGCATTTCGCGGACAAGCTCTTCGATCATGCCCTTCTCAAGCTTCTTCCCGCCAGCCGCAACGGTATTCGTTACAATCGCCTCTTCCATACCGCGCGTCTTCTGGATAGTCGCGGCGGTAGACTCGGCGACGTAGGAACCCTTAAAGCAAGCATACTCAAGGTCGGTGGCGATCTGCATCAACTGACCTTTCTTCTGGAAACCAAGTTCGTCAAGCTTGGGATTGTCTCCATTAACGTTGATTCCCGAGAAAGTACCAGTTGTAGCCTGTTTCACGAACGACGTAGTAACCTGCGCCATATGGATTTCGGCAACATTGACAACCTGAGTGGGGGCAATCGTAGTAGGATCAACCGCCGAAATAGAGGTCGTCTCAGAAATAGCCGAAGCGCTCGCGGCTGCAATCGTATAAGGCTGTGCGCAGGGGAAGGAAATGCTGGAAGACCGTTTAGCCTTCCCGGAAATCGCATTCAGAAAAGGGGCCTTCGTTTTTCCGTAAACGAAAAGTTCTCCCCGATAATTTACAGTATCGCTATCAGTCAACGCCATAGTAACTCCTTTTAGCCCTTATGGGCTCTCATCATGTCCTTGATTGCCAGCATAGTATCAGCGTCTCCCGCCTTCTCTGCCGCATCATATTTCGCCTGCAAGTCTTTAGGACCCGGCGCAGATCCGCCCTTTGGGTCTGGAGCGCCATACCGTCCCTTTGTCTCAAGCGCTTCAATCTTTTCCCTAAAGGATTTTTCTTTCTCTGAAAACTTCTTCAGATGCGCATCGTAATCAGGAATCGCGTAAAGGTATTCGTAGTCAAGAGGATCAAGGCCAAGGTCTTTCGCCTTCTGCCTAATCTCAGCTTTCCTTACCTCGTCGGCCTTCTCCTTTTCGGTCGCGGCCTTCCACTCGCGCATTTCCCTCAGCTCTTTCTGTTCGGGAGTCTCTTCCTTTCCTTTGGTAAGCTCAAGCCTGATTTTCTCGCGCTCGGCTTCCAATTCTTTCGGGTAGTCCCGTTCCTTGTAGTTTTTGAACCGCGCCTCGACTATCGGGGTTGCGATCCTATCCGTAAGGCTCTGACTCTTCTTGACATGCTCGACCGCAATGTCATCGTTCAAAACCACGTACCCGGCTACCTTCTCGGAAAACTCCTTGCGCTTGTCCTCAGGGACATACGCTAACAGATCTTCGCTCAATGCCATCTAAAACCCCTTCGCTCCCCCGAATATCTCCGGCAAAGCTAGTATGCCGATCCTAAGACCGGCTTGTGTGTCTACATTATCATACTATGGCCGTGAGTGTCAAGTATGCTTTACAGTATCCTTTCGTGCACAGTACGATTTATTTTATTCCGCGTCTAGCGTTTCTAACGTCAAGGATCGGGATATTCCCGCCCCTAGCCTCGCGCTCGCGGAATGTCTCGAATGGAACGATCCCCTCTCCCCTAACTCTACGCTCTGTCGGTTTTTCTCCGTTTATGATCGTAACCGAGACACAAGAGCAATTTATGTCATCCGCCGCATTCCCGGTCATCCTAGGAGCTGTCCCAGTAGCACCGCTCGGCAAGTGGAAAACTCCGCGCTCATCGGCCATTACGCCATCCATGTCAATATGCGATTCCCTTGGCTCATAGCTCTTCGATGCGCCTCTGATCTGATGCATCCACATTTGCTCATGTTGCGCGCCAACCTCATCGAGTAAGGCAAGGCTGTCAACGTATGCTTGAGATTGGATACGCCCACCCTCGGTACGTGCAAGCCTAAGCGCTTTCCAGTAGACCGTATCCGTCGAGGCCTTGATCTGCGCGGCTATATCCCCGTACCCTCGGCCCTGGTTCAGCGCCCGGGTAATTCGGCCCATGATATCGCTAGGCCATGCCGACAGGTTTTTCCGTACCGTGTAATCGAATGTCGCCCCGTAGAAGTCGTCATACAGCGCCGCAGCTACAAGCTTTACCTTTGCACCCCCGGTTATCGGTAGCTCGTAGCCCTGAGAGTACGCCCATGCGTAGCCATCATATCCAGTCTCGTATATCTTTATACCGCCCTTCTCGAGGTTGGATATATCGACCTTCCCGGCAAGCTTCGCCTGTTCTGTTACAAGATCATTCAGCTTTTCAAGTCTCCCGTACTTCGTCGCCTCAGCCTTCGAGACGTACATCACATTACCGATGGACGGGTCTAATTTAGCCTTGATGCTCGCCGCGTCCCATACTTCCTTTGTCGCCGCAAGGATATCACGCCTACGCGCAAGGTAGTTAGCCTTAGCCTCAGCGTCTAGGGCGTCTAGGTGCGCGGCTTGGAGTGCGTTGATCTTATCGTAAAGGTCTTGTACGGTCATGCATTCTCGGAGTTGCGCTCCGTTTCCTCATTGTCGATATCTCTTTGGCTCACTGCCTCATCATCCGGCAAAGGCTCCATCTGCCCGGCTAGCCTTTTAAGCTCTTCTTTCTTGTCGGGAACGATATCGCCAGGGAACAGGTTAAGGATCGTCTCATCGGACAATATCCCCTTGAGGTTCCCCGCGGTTACGGCCAGGGTATCAATATCGCTCGGGATGTTGCGCTCGTGGTGGATCGTGACCGGCTCGGGCTTTCCGCCATGGATAGCCGCCGCCCCGTCGATGATCTGGATGCGCCGTTGAAGCCCTTTGTCAAAGTAGGCGTAGAAGTCTGCCGCCTTAAACTCCATCGCCATTACCTTTAGGCGGTATGCAATCGCGGCAGTAGGAGTACCGGCCTTGTAGTCGTTCATATTTATGATGGACGAGAAATCGTAGATAAGGCGCTCGAAGCGGTCGGCTTGTTCGGCTACGTCGGAACCTCGTGATGGTTTAGCAAGGAAGCCTATCGCGGATGCAACGTCCTTTATTTCCCCATCTGCACCGAGTCCGTCGAATATGCGCTTGATAGCTATATTCTCAAGGTCGGTCCTTCCGTTCTCGTCTCTTTTTACATTGTCTATCCGCTTGAGCATGGTAAGGTAAGCGTTCGCGAACCTATCCCGATCATCAGCATAGCTCGATGAGGTTATCTTGTCATGCTCGTTTATTAGCGCAAGGACCGCGTAGAAGAGCGGGAGCTTGTCCATACTCCCGGTATAGTCTACAGCTGGCACCATGCCGAAAGGATGATCGCGCCGGTCAGTCTCGGCGAACTCAGCGCCGCCTGAGCTTGTTTCCTCTACCCATTGATCGGCGTAGTAGGTTGTACGGATCTTCGTAGTTACAGCCGCGTCCGCTTCATCGGTTATCGTGACAAGATGGACAAAGGCAATCATATTCTTGGCAAGGGTATCGTCATAAACAGGGTATCCAGTTCCGGGAGCAATGCGATAAATCTTGACGGCCTTCGCCTCTTCGTCTACCCTGATGATCTCATAGCCGTGTCCCGTGATGCACGTATCGGTAAACTCCTCAGAGGTGACAAGCTCTTCGTCGTTCGCGTCGAATATCTCTTTCAGCGTATCGGCGTAGTCGCCCTCTGTAGTATAGGTAGTGCTTCCAGGCTTGGCGGCATATCCTTTAAGGGTATCGATAAGCTTGCGGGCAAACGGCCCAGGGACTCGGTTATCCGGCGGGGTCAACTTAGCGGTCGCGTCGATAATGGGAGGATTCTGCCCAATGTAGTATCGCCAATAGGTGTTGCACTCAGAAGCCAAACTAGCGAGCTGGCCCTCAATATACGTCTGCTGTTTTTGGGATAACTCGCCAGTATCGCTTAGTTTCATAGGCACCCCCGAGTATAGTATTAAATATCATACACCATAATGGGTGTGAGTGTCTAGTGTCTACAAAAGGATACAAAAATGCCGGGGGAGGAGGAACAACCCCGGCAAGCGCATTGGCCGATATACGATTCGGCTGACTGAGCGCATGGATAGCTTACACGATTAGGGCCAGTGTGTCAAGCCTAGAATCCAAAGGTTGCTGCGCTTATCCCTGACCCTGTCCGCCCAACGTCGGTTATGTCATCCTGGAGGCTGTACCTAGTTGCGTCGATGGCGTGATTGTCCTTGTCTGGATATCGGCTTATTACTTCACCGTCGCGGTTTTGCTCGAATGCATAGTTGACGAACTCTTTCGCGGCTAACGGGCAAAGGCTCGGGTCAATGTAGATTTTCTCAAGGTCGGCCAGCCATTTAGTACCAGTCTCCACGCTTCCGGCTGGTTTCCTTGCGTTCTTTATCCTGGCCCCATAGGCCCGCATCTCATCGATTGACTTAGGCTCGGATGAGTCAGCTACCGACAAAGCCCGGCGCTCGTCTTCATGCATGGCTTCGTATAGTTTCCGGTTAGACCATCCTATCCCGTGTTCCTCGCGGAATAGGTAGATGCTCCGCTTCTTGCGCTCATAGTCGAGCTTGACAAAGCAAGCCGGGTCAACCGCGTAGCCCCAGTCTATTCCCTGGCGTATGTTTTGGAATGTCTTTATTAGTTCGGGGTCAATAGGCGCTATTTGGATATTGGTAAAGATTTCTAACCCTGTCCCGACCTCTTCCCCTAGGTATTCGTGCCGATAGGCCATGTCATTTGTTTCTTTCAGGTATTTTGCATCTGCAAGGAAGCGCTCACCAAGCCATTCAGGTGGAGCCTCGAGGTATGTTGATGTATGGACTATCCGCCCATCCTTGGGCTTCTTCGTTTCTTGATTTACCCAAGAGCGCCCAGATCGCGGTGGATTATAGCTGAATATCGCTATTCGGGCCTTGTTCTCGCCCCTGAACAAGGATTGCACGATGCTTCGTATCTCTTCCATCCCGCCGAATTGATCGACCTCCTCGGCGTGGAAATACTTGATGTAGCCCTTCCCGATGTTCAGAGATTTCAACTTCAGCGGTTTATCAGCGCCCTTGAAGAGGATCTTTTGGTCAGTCGGTAAATAGATTGCCTGCATGGGCGACACCATGAAGCGCCATAGATGGTCAACGCCAAGCCGGCCAGCGGCCCGCATGTACTCGTTGAATACTGAATCTCTCAGCTCGTTATCATATCGCCGGGTTACTACGGCATTAGCGCCAGGATTAGCCGTAAGCCCGAACATGACCTCAGCTGCGGCAAAACTCGATTTCAGCGATCCTCGGCCACCCTTGAGCCAAGCCTCTTCGCAAGCATCCGCCCTGATAGTATGGTGTAATTCGTAAAAGGAAGGCCCTATAACGTCGGTTAGGCGCGGCATCCTACCCCTTTGGGATATCGTCGATGATGGTTACGCTTCCCGAATGTTCAATAGACTGGTTGTTTTTCATGCCCATGTTGGAAAGGATGAAGATAGGCCCTTGTGGCTTCAAGGAAGGGTCAAGAAAGCAACCTTCATATGCCTCAGCAATACGAAGCTTCGCGCGCGTAATAATGTCCGAATAGCCGTCTTTTCGTCTCCCGTATTCATCGAACGAATCCCTGCTGGCAAAACCAAGGAAGTATACTAATCCGTTAAGCGTGATCGGCTTTCGGGTCTTGATAACCGGCTCTCCCTTATACATTACCGGCTCACCTTCGGGTGTAAGGAAGTATTCGTCTATCTGTTGAGCAAAATATGCGTCTATCCCCTCTTGGAGGGCTTCTGGAGTCTCGTAGTATCGTGGTCTTCCGCCTTTTGCCCCGTCTGCGGCATGATCCCGGTCTTTTATCGCGTTGTAATCACCCATAATCTCCCTACTGTATCTTTTTTCATACTATCATGGATTGGCTATGAGTGTCTAGCCCTTATCCTCGCAGTGAGCGCCTTCTGGGGCGTTAGGGAGAGGGCAATCAGCGGGAAATGCATTATATTTCATTAGCGATAAATCGATTCGCTTACCTAGTTGGCAACACCATGTTCCTGCTGCCGTATACCAAGGGCAAAAATTGCAGTTTGCTATCTCAACTAATTTCGACATATCCCGCCTCCTTGCTTTCGTCTAGCCTAACCTCAAGCCCGCGATGAACTAGTTTCCCGCCGTCCTCGAACAGCTTAGCCGGTATCCCGTGCAATAGTGATTCGTATACGTCTTTACCACACGTAAGTATCGTGTCTGTGGACTTTTTGGAGGAAATAAGAGCGGCTAGTCTATCCATTTATAAGCCCCCAGATTAATATGCTTAAACTCTTTATAATTCATCTATGATGTCTGCCCGTTGTATTCGTGTGCGTCGAATGTTTCTACATTCTTCCCGGCGCTGGTAACATGGTACGGGCATGATTCGCTATACCAAAACGGCCCGTTTCCTCTCCCGTGCCCATTATCCATCACCGGACAGGTACAGCCTAGCTCGATTGCTTTGTCACTTCCCGGATTTTCCATGTTGTATCCTTATTCCATATCGAAGTGAAAATATGGCTTCAAGAATAGCTTCCTTAAAGTCCAGCCATTTTGCGTACCACGGGCGAAGCTCGATGTAAAAGCCGAAATCGGTATCGTCGCTGATTACTTTGTAGCGAATACCCATGTTTCTGTTCCTCCCTACTTGTCGATAAGTACCTAGGAGCTGTTATTTTATGTTAGTTTGTCGGGGTCGAAGTCTTCAAAGGTTATGCTAGCTTTGCATCTTTGGCATTTCCCGCCCAAGTAGTATTCCACCCAAACATCGCCAGCTTCTTCCCCCTCACCTTTCAGGGTAAACATAACGTCAGGGTGCTTTTGGCTAAACCTCAACATATCGTCTTTATGGTCGTACCACTTACAAGAATCTTGTGTCGATCCATCGGTATACAAGGCATACCCGGCATCCTCGTTAGTTACGCATAACTCTTCAATAAGATTCGCATGCTTATCTTCTACCTCTAAAGTGTAACTTGTGTAATACCCCATATCCCCTCCATTACCTAGGATTATATACCACCTTCGCGCGTTTGTCTATACCGATGGCGGGTCTTTCCAGCCAAATCTATTCCCGGATAACCTAGCCTCTTTCGCCGTTCTATCCTTGAGCACCGCCCGCGACTTCGCCGATATGACCGCCTTCCATGTTACGCCCATCACCTCTAATGCGTTTTGTTCGTTTACAGTTTCAACTTTATTTTTTATCACCGCCCATATGGCCAATCTTGGCGTACCGCTTGGCCGTCCGTTTGGAATGTATATATTCCTACCTGGAGTCTGGAATGAAACCCGTCCCGCATAATCAAGCATCCCGATAGCCGTTATCCGTAGATGCATCGGGCAATTGTTTGCTCCGGAGATATCATCCGCGTCCTCTGTCTGCTCCAAAGGGTCAGAAGATTTCAAGCTGGCCACCAAGCTCTTCTTCGAGGTCAAGCGTGATATCGGTTTGCGCGATGGCTTCATGGTACTCACAATGGCCGTGCCTTGACAGCATCCGCGACCCAGTAAATGCGCAGATAAATCCACCACCTTGAAGCATCGGCCCGCGCTTAGTGCAATATTCGCAAGTGCCAAACTTGTCCATCTATCTCCCCTTCCTTGATGCCCACAAAAGATTATCGGGAACA